CTCATCTGAACTTGGGTCAACACCTTCTTGTTCAACAAGTGTTTGGTGTATGCCCCACGCAGCATAAGTCATCACGCGGTCTTGTCCAAACCACGAGTTTTGTTCTGCCCACTCCTCTGCACGAGGGCTAGGGACAGGGCGTTGAGGTTGCGCAGCAGGTGCTGGTTGTGCTTGTTGGTATTGTTGCTGTTGAACAACTTCTTGCTGCGATTGCAACCAACCTGCTACTTGACGCTGCTCACCCACCAAGGCAGACAAGCGCTCTTGCGCTTCTAACTCAGTGTTGATGTCGTTCTCTTCACGTGCCTTGGCAATGATTTGGCGCAACTGTACCTGTTGGGTCTCCAAACGGGTCTTAGCTTCGTTCAAACGGCTGTAATCCGTCTGTACAAGCTTTTGCTGGAGGTTCTGTGTCTGGTTCTGCAGCCCTTTAGCGTACTCAAGGGCTGCCTGCTCACGGCGCTCGGCCTCGCGCATGCGCGCGGTGAGTTTAGAGATGCGTTTTTGAACACCTTCACTAATCTCATCCAACTCGTTCTTTGCAGGAGCATCTTCCTGCTCAGGCTTCTGGAAAATCTTAGTTTCTGGTTCAGGTGCCGCAGGACTCTCGTCGCCCTCAGGTCTGTCAAAGGTTACATCTGTAGCCTTTTCATCTGCCCCGAGGTCAAACTCAAGCTGCGAATCGTTCATTACTTGTGTCATATGCTTCCTTACATGTGCAGAATGTCTTCTGGGTCCTTAACACGGGCCAGAATTTCGTCATCATTGAGAATACGGATCTCTCCGCCATCAATGCCCATACGTGCGCCAGCGTACCGACCAAAAATGATCCAATCGCCTTCTTTACACCAAGGACCGTCCGGAAACTTGTCGGTGTCTTTGTAAGCGAGTGGGCCAACGGCCAAAACGTATGCGCAAGTGGTAGTGAGTTGCTGTCGTTCCAAAGTTTCTTCGGCTAATTCAATGCCGCCCTTGGTTTTCTTAGCGCCTCTGTAGGGCAAAACAACAATCCGCCAACCTGTGGGCTGTGGAAGGTGTTCCCTGATGTTTTCGATGCGTTGCTCTTCTTCTGCCTCTTCAATCTTGGCAGCCTCAGCAAGAGCGGCTTCAAAGGCGGCTTTTTCAACCGCTTCCTCAGCCCATCGCTTCTCTAATGCAGTCATTTCCATCTGTTTGGTCCTTTATAGATCAGAGTTCTTGTTCAAGACATCCTGTATGGCTTCCTGAACAAACGCATAACCCTCTAACCGGCCCATCAAATGTTTGTACTGCTCCATCGATTTGACATTGCCGCTGCTAACGAAGTCTTTAGTTTCGTTTTCAAGCCTGCGAATGGCAAATATGACTTTCTCTGCAAATTCAAGCATGGATAACTCCAATGAAGCAGACAGATAGACCCCTGTCCGAAGGTTACGTGGCTATTATGCACACTTTTACGCTAATTTTACCTTTTTGAATGCATCTTTTCGGTAAACATACGTTACGCGTGGGTCATTTTGTGGTGTTTTTACACTTTTTGGTGACCCAGACATCTCTTTAGGCTCTTTTTTAGCCTTTTTTGTTGCTTTGGTTTGCATTTTTTGCTCCTTGTTGGGCATTTCGGATTGCATCTTGTGAATTTCTCTGTGCTGCAGCCTGTTGTTGCAGTGCCAAACGAGCAGTATCAAACTGAACATCGGCCTGCTCCTTCTGTTGGTCAAGGCCAAGGCGCTGTTGGTCTATCTGCAGCTTAGCTTGATCGCGCTGAGCGCTCTGTCCAAGCTCTTGTTTCTTCAATTCAACCAGCGGATCGGTCTGTGGGCCCATCAATTGGTTCTGCAAGGCCTTGACCTCTTGGAAACCTTGTGCAACTTTGATTGCAATCATCGCCTCACGCTGCAAAGATGAAATAAGTTGGTCAGGATCTGTGCCGTACTGCTGGAACAACTCCGCTTCCACCTCTTCTTCCGCCTTCAAGCGGATGTGATCAAAGATGTGCTTCTGCAAAGTAACCGCCACGTTAGGCATACCCTGCATCATCGGGCTCATACCAAACAAGATATGGGTCAGGATGTGAGCATCGTGCTGCTGGCCGGCAAAAGCTTTGAGCGGTGAGCCATCAAGCGCCTGTGCGTTCTCGCTTGCAGGATCCTTTGGCTTGTCCACTTGCTGTGTGTTCAAGATGGTGTCGATATCCCGCACACCAATGGCTTCATACATGCGGCGATAGGCCTCATACATGTTGTGCATCTGCGGTGCGCTCTGAGCCAGTTGCAACTGCGTCTGCGCCATCGTGATACGCTGGGCAACAGAGAAGATGTTGGGGTCAGAAACAGGCAAGACATCGATGCGGTCATCAAAGTCACGTGCCTTGATTCTGCGACTCTCGCCGGGCACATCGTATGGATATTCAGCAGGCAAATAGTCTGCAAAACCCTTGGCCAGCAATTGAAATTCCATGCGCTGGCTGTAGTGCAAACGCTTGTGAATTGCAGACATCACCGCACTGCCTTTTTCAAGCAACGCAATCGTCGTTCCAACAGCAGCATTCTGGTTGCTGTCACCCACTTGCATGTCGGTGATGCTTGCCAAACGGCGACCAGCATCTACGCAAAAACCAAGAAGCGCAAACAAGGTCTGGCTTGGCTCTTTGTATGGCAATGGCAACAAGGATGCAGACAACTCTGCACCACCAGCGTCCATGTCGCGGAACTCGCCGGGCGACAAAGGTGTATCGTCGTTTGCAATGCGCGCGCCCTTGGCTTTAAAGCCTGCAGGCAAGTTAGCCAGCGTTCCAGCGTCAACCAATTGCTGCAGTGCAGAAGTAGCAGTCTTTGTAAGACCACCAACCAAGTGCAAGAAGCCCAAGCCATACGCTCCGGGGCCTTGGACCAGCAAGTAATGCACGTAGTACTGCTTGCGTGCAAACAGAGGATCGCCCTCTTTCCAATTACGGCGCACACCCACAACAGACTGAGAAATCTCATCAATCGTAACGATGTATGGCAGCTTAATGCCTGTCTCTTCGCCGTCCTCATCCTTGTGCTCAAAGCCGCGGATATCCAGATCAACCAAGAACTCCAGCAAACAGATCTCTTCTTCCACACCAGTAGGATCCACACCCGTTGTGCGGTCTGTTTCCTTCTTGATAATGCTTTGGCCTGTCTCTGCAGCCGTTGTCATCTGCGCTGTATCCAAGTACTGACCACGGATCACTGCTTTGCGGTAATCGTTGGTGGACATCGGAACGCGGTGCGTGATCCGCTGGCATTCGCTCATCACAGATGAGCCTGTATACGGTATATACAGATTATCTGGCAGCACCAAAGCGCTTACCATGCGGCCCTTAGTCTCGTCGTAATAGACTTTCTTAAATGCCGAGCCACCAAAGCCAACGTAGAACAGCAACTGATCAAAGTCAGGGGTGTACTCTTCCATCACCGTGGTGATCTGGTAGTTCATGAAGTCACGCACGCGGTCCGCTTGCATCAACTTCTCACGTGTCTCCTTGCCCAGCACCTGCGTGCGCACGGGCCCGCCCGCGGGCATCAATTCCTTAAGCGCTTGGGCTTGGAACTGAACAATACTCTCTGTCAAAAGTGGGTGCTGCACGCCGCACGCGCCCTTGAATGGCTTGGTACGCTCTTCAAACGTAAAGCCCAGCATCTTCATGCCCTTGCTGTACTGCTCTTCCCACTCCTTGCGTGAAGACTTGTCAGCATCAAACAAAGACATCAAGTCAGACGAGATAAGCTGCAAGACATCAGGCTCAATGATCTCGGCTAAGTTGCTGTCATAGGCAACATCGTCGTCTTCTGCACCGATATTTACAACAACTTCACCGGTTTCTGTATCAAACTCAATGTCAATATCTGAGGGCAACTCATCTTCCATCTCAACGGCGACATCGCCCTCAGGCAAGTCGTCGATTGTCATGTTCTTTTCAATTGGCATGTTGTGTCCTTACAGATATCTGCGGTTATCGTTGGGCTGGCGCTCGATCATACCCCCATCAGCGCGTTGCGCGGGAGGTTGGAACATATTCATTTGAATTGTGCGCGCTGCATTTAGTGGTGGAGGAGGGGGAGCAACAATCAAACCTTTGTCCTGAAATAGTTGCTTAATGCTGAACGGTATGTCTTTAGGGTTTAATGCATTGACCAAATCTAACATTTGTTCTGCATAGTCTTCTGGCACCACGTTGCCTGTTCTAACGCCGTTGCCATTCATCTGGGTAATGGTGTTTGCTTTGTGTGGTAATTTGTTGGCTACCTTGGGCGTCACAAATTCAACGTTGTTAACAGCGTGCCCATTTTTGTCGTACAGGCTAAAGAGGCGAACCTCTCCGTTTATTAACGCATTAATACCGTTGTCCATTGGACCATATGTGCCTGCTTCCGCATAGCCGCCTATTGAATTACCCAAAAACTTCGCTTGAATTAAAGAAGCTTTTGGATCGGTAATCTCGCGCCATGTCATACCGTTTGAATCAGTTGGCAAAAATTCCTTAGTGCCAAACTGACCAAGTTCAGGAGGAACGGGTTTTTTTGCTGAGGCTAACTTGTCGACTGTGCGAACTTTTTCTTTAAATACTTCCGCTTTTGCAAATGATGGGAGAGCTTTAGCGTAAAACTCAGGCACGCTCATCTGTGCAAGGTCTTTAGGATCCATTTTCATTATTTCTTGTGCAAACTCATACCTTTGCATGCCAAATGCATCGGGAATGCCCATGTACGTTAAATCCGTAATGGGCACATCTGCCTGTAACGCCATAATTCCTTCTTGCCGCTTTGGTGCATTTGCTAAAGCGGGATACAGATCCGCATATTGAGCAATGCTACTTGGGCTTACATTTTCAACTAGTTGATCATCTATCAAACGAGAAATTTTTGGCTCAAGCACCGTGTTAAACAAAGTTGGGTTATCCGCCAACTTTTGCCGAATGTTGGCAACTTCTTCCGCTGCTTTTTTAGGGGGCAATTGATCCGCATTCTTTTTAGTCAATCGCAACAAAAACTCATCTGGAATAATGTTTGGATTAGCTTTCATCTGTTGCAAAATTGTTTGTTTAAACGCCTCTGCTGCCACCCTGTTGTCGTCTAACCCAGCCCCTGTTTGCTGAACACGGAAATTACTTACATTCATCATCCGGTCAAAACGTTTTTCTATCTCCTTCATCGCCGTAACATCGCCTGCCCTTGAAGCATTAATCAGGGCCTGTGGGAATTGTTCTTCTAACGGAGAATCTTTTGGAAGTTTAATGCGGCCACTAATCAAAGCTTCGCGTAAAGGATCCGATATGCTGCCTGCCTTAGTCTTAAAGTAGTCGCGAAGTTTTGTATCAATAAACTGCTTTGCCGCTTCTTTGTTTTCGGCTGGTGCTCTAATAAGGTCTAACGTTCCTATATAACCTTTTATTGCCGTATCCAACGAAGATATTGGCTCGTCTTCCACGCTCTTTGCCGTTGGGAATACACCGCCAGCAGGGCGGCGGATGTAGGAAGCACCGGGAACTGCCAACTGCTGGTTGTACTGCTGGAAGTCACGCGCCGCTTCGCCCGCTTTTTCCGCTACAGCACCCGCAGCCTTCACACCCGTGCGCGTAACGCCAGCAGGATTGACAAGGTTACTACCTAGATCACCTGCACCATAGAAACCGGCTAGGGTTGGATCGGTAGATGGGGTGAATCCTAGGCCCGCGGCCCGTGATTGTTCTTTCAGATACTCACTGCCCATGAACGGCTTCTCAACATCGTAGCCAAACGGACGCATTGCCATCGTTGCAAGATCAACAGGCGCACCCAAAATATTCTGCGGTACGTTGGTCATGCCTTTAAGGAACTCTACCTGACCTTCGCCAGACTTCAGAGCCTTGGAGATGTTGCCTTCTTTGCGACCAATACCAGACTTCTGTGCAATAAAAGCAGCATTGCTTGCCGCTTCCCGCTCTGCTGATTCTTGGGCCGCGATCCGTTCTATCTGCTGCGGGGTCAGGCGCTCTTGCTCAACTTCACCACCGTCCGCGTAGCCTGTAGGATCGTATTCAACATCACCAATGTAACGGTCTGGGCGGGAACCCATCTTGTTCATTTCCAAAATATTCTTTGGATCAACACCCAACTGCTGCATTGATACCTCAAGCGGCGTTGCCTTTAACTGCTCAGGTGTCAAGTTACTGCGCACACGGGCCAACTCCGCCTGCACTTCGCCCGGCATATGACGATACAAGGTCTCACCAACGTACCTGTCAGGGTCTCCCACCGCATATCTCATGTACTTGTCGGCCTGCAAACGCATCGATAGATTGTCCGCAACGCTTCCAATGTTTGGATACGCTCTTTCCATCTCCCGAATAACATTCTCATTGACCGTAGGATTAGCGTTGTACTTACCTTGACGTGCTTGCACGTAAGCAATAAACGCTCCGGGGTTTGCACCCTCTGTAAAACCTTCTGCTGACTGGATTGCATGTTGGCCTTCGTGCAACACAGTTCCGCGGACCATGCTCCTCGCATCATCCTCCGGCAAATCACGTATCCGACCACTGATCATGTTGTTCTGAACATCAAAATTACCCATGGCCAACGGCGCACCCTTGCGCTTTGTTGTCTCCATCATCACCTGTGGCATGTCATAGGTCGGGTAAATGCTCTCCAACTCAGGATGCTTAAGCATTTCGTAGAAATTACGCGGCACAGAAGCTGTCTTTTGCTGCAGAACTGCCGGCGCATCACTGATCTCTTCAATCAAATTACCGCGGTTATCAACCAACGTCAAATTCTGTGCACGGATTTCCTCTGGTGACAAGTTCTTAGCCTGCAGGTCCGCGTGCCGCGCTGCTGCTTCCGGCCTTGCACGAACAAACATCTGCGAAGGAGGAGCCGCCAAAGCTTGCAACATCTCAGAAGCCTTACCGCCACCTTCCAGCGTTCTGCGTACCGCTGGCTCCAACGCTCTTTCCGCAGCACCAACCAAGCGTCCCGTGCCGGGACCCACGGCAAGAGGAGAAATCTGTGCAGCTATGCTTGCTGCAAAAGCAGGATTGGCTACGTCACGAATTTCTTGATACTTCGGGTGCAAAACACTAAAGCCCATCTGATCGGGCCGAGTGCCAAGGGCCCCGGCTACCGCTGCGTATGTCTTAGGATCGGGGAGTGTGTTGACATCCCGCATCGCAGCAAGTCTCCTTGCTGCCTCGCCTTGCTTCCTGATATTAGGATTGCCAAAAAATGGCTTCGTCAAGTCCTCAGCATCTACTTCACCGCCGTCCGCCATCATCACAGGCGTAACGCTTAAATCAAGAGAAGCTAATTTGTTGACAGGCTTGTAGTTGGCAAAAAACTCTTCTGTCTCCGTGCTCTTGTTCTCGTTATATACCCGATCATCCTCTTCGTCCTGCGCATCAGCCAAAGCTGCTAAAGCAAAAGCTGCCTGATAGCTTGCGGGCATGGACTTGACATCCATCTTTGCCATCGTTGCTTTGGCAGGAGTTGCCTGATCCGCTTGG